AAGTTACGACAGCTACTACTGGTACGAAGATTCCAGCAAACCCATGGAGATAGAAATAAAAGTGGACGGCAAGTCGGTAGCCAAGGATGCAAAAAAAGTACACTGGAAATATCATCCCGAGCTAAAAGAAGGTAGAAAAAAATAATGAGAGTAACAGACATAATCACAGAGAAATGTTGGAAGGGCTACACCAAGAAGGGCATGAAGACCATGTTCGGAAAACGTGTACCCAACTGTGTTAAAGCAGAAGATGTAGACTTCTGTGTGAACTGTGGCGAATTAGTGTTCGCAGAATCACTGAATGAAGATCTCAAAAAATGGTTCAAGGACAAATGGGTACGTTTTGGACCAGATGGAAAGATCAGGGGTGACTGTGCGAGGGGTTCCAGCAAAGAGGGTAAACCTAAGTGCTTACCAAGAAGCAAAGCGAACGCACTAGGCAAGAAAGGCAGGAAGTCAGCGGCATCAAGGAAACGTAGACAAGATCCAAAAAAGAACAGACGTGGTAAAGCCAAGAACGTTGCTACCAAGAAAAAATAATTTGCATTCCATACAAATCTGTTATATACTTGTTGGATAACAACAGGAGAAACAAATGGCAGTAAGAAATTTCAATGACGCAGAGAAGCAAAAGCTAATCCAAATCATCTCACAGGGTTCACAAGTACTAGGTGAAGTGGATGATCTAAAGGGTGGATTAAGAGATACAGTAAAAGCAATCTCAGAAGAGCTTGAGCTCAAACCTGCACTGATCAACAAAGCGATCTCAATAGCACACAAGGACAACTATAAAAATCTAACTGACGACCTAGACACACTAGAGTCTATATTAGTAGCCGCAGGCAAGTTATAGTGTTGAAGTTAATCAAATCATTTTGGTTAACAAGTTACAGAACAGACAAAACTGCTTTCTACTACGAACTGGTTTCGGTAGTATTCACGATAGTTGGATCTTGTATATTGACTTTTACCTCACCAGAGCCTATAATGACATATGTATTTCCTGTTTATCTCATTGGATCAATAACACTTGCAATAGGTTCATACAGGAGGAGAATCATCTGGACCACAGTACTGGCAAGTTGGTTCACAATAATGAACGTGATAGGCAACATAAAAGTATTTTTTTAAATGTTAACAAGTATAAAAGAGTTTTGGAAGAACAGTTATAAAGAAGACAACACTGCTTTCTATTTTGAAATGGCTAGTTTCATATTCACTGTGGGAGCAAGTATGACGTTGGCAATAACAGCCAGTGATCCTGACATGACAATAGTGTATCCAGGATTCTTCATAGGAGCAGTCACACAATGTTATGCATCGTTCAGAAGAGGTGCCGCATTCGTGATGGTTATTACCGGATATTTTTCAATCATAAACGTCTATGGTTTTGGCGTTGCAAGTTATTGGTGGTAGTATGAGTTACATAGATGCATTATACAAAAAGGACGAGGACAAGATCTACGTTGTAGAACGTGATCCCAAGAAGGGAAGAGTTTTCGTAGAATACGATGCACGATACGTTTTCTACTATGAGGATCCAAGGGGTAAGCATAGATCAATGACCGGAACTCCTTTACAGAGAGTACAATGTGCAACACAGAAAGATTTCATCAAGGAACAAAGAATAAGATCCAACAAGACACTTTACGAGCAAGACATCAATCCTGTTTTCAGATGTCTTGAAGAGAACTACTTAGGCAAGGAAACTCCCAAGCTGAACACAATGTTCTTTGACATCGAAGTTGACTTTGATCCTGAGAGAGGTTACGCATCAACTGATGATCCATTCATGCCCATAACTGCCATAAGTTGTTACATGAGCTGGACTGATCAATTGGTTACATTCGCAGTTCCGCCTAAGACAATCAACATGCAAGAAGCAAAGGTGTTGACTGAGAGATTTCCCAACTGTATGTTGTTTGACAAAGAGAAGGACATGTTGGACGCATTCTTACAGTTAGTAGAAGATGCAGATATTTTAAGTGGTTGGAACAGTGAAGGTTATGATATTCCATACACTGTGGGTAGAATACAAAAAGTTTTAAGTTCAGATGACACAAGACGTCTTTGCTTTTGGGGACAGAAACCCAAGAAAAGAATATTTGAGAAATACGGTAGAGAACAGTTGAGCTTTGATCTCGTTGGTAGGGTACACCTGGACTTGTTAGAATTATACAGGAAGTACACATACGAGGAAAGGCATTCATTCAGACTAGATGCGATAGGTGAGCATGAACTGGATGAGAAGAAAACTGTGTACGAAGGATCACTAGATGCACTTTACAAGAATGACTTTGGATTGTTCATAGAATACAACAGACAAGATACAGCACTACTGGCTAAACTTGAGAAGAAACTAAAATTCATAGAACTTGCCAATGAGATAGCACACCAAAATACTGTACTGCTACAGACCACAATGGGTGCAGTTGCAGTTACAGAACAGGCCATAGTGAATGAAACACACAGACGTGGCATGATTGTTCCTGGCAGGAAATACAGAGATAAAAATGCAGAACCAATGTCGGCGGCAGGTGCCTATGTGGCAACTCCGCAAAAAGGAATACACGACTGGATTGGGTCTATCGACATTAACTCACTGTATCCAAGTGTAATTAGAGCATTGAACATGGGACCGGAAACTATTGTGGGACAGATAAGACCTATAATAACATCGGCAGAGATCAACAGGGCCAAACATGCAAAGAAATCATTTGCGGCATCGTGGGATGGACAGTTTGGTAGTTGGGAGTATCAGGCAGTAATGAATCAAGAGAAGGGCACAGAAATTGTAGTTGACTGGGAAGATGATACCAGTGTCAGGATGTCGGCGGCACAACTGTACGATCTAGTTTTTGATGGCAACAACAAATGGATGTTGAGTGCAAACGGTACTTTGTTCACATACGAGTACGAGGCAATTATTCCGGGCCTACTGAAACGTTGGTATTCGGAGAGACAAGAGATGCAACGTAAAATGCGTGAGTGTGGTGACAACGAGATCGAAAGGGAATATTGGGACAAGAGACAGTTGGTCAAGAAGATTAACTTGAACAGTTTGTATGGTGCAATCCTGAACCCAGGATGTAGATTCTTTGATATGAGGATTGGACAGTCGGTTACACTGTCGGGTAGATGTATCACAAAACACATGGCAAGTAAGGTTAATGAAATTGTTGCAGGCACTTATGACCATAAAGGTAAAAGTGTAGTTTACGGAGACACAGACTCTGTTTACTTCTCAGCATACAAGGTACTAGAGAAAGAGATCAAAGACGGGCTGATACCATGGACAAAAGACTCTGTGCTAGGTTTGTACGACAAGATATCAGACGAAGTAAATAATTCATTTAAGGCATTTATGACCAAGGCATTCCACACCCCAAGCACAAGGGGAGAAGTCATTGCGGCAGGTAGAGAACTTGTTGCATCAAAAGGATTATTCATCACAAAGAAAAGGTATGCACTGCTATACTACGACAAGGAAGGCCAACGAACAGATGTAGACGGAAAAGATGGCAAGATGAAGGCCATGGGTCTTGATTTAAAAAGATCAGACACTCCTGTGTTCGTGCAAGATTTCTTGAGTGAGATCCTGTACATGGTGCTACAAGGTAAACCCGAAGTAGATGTGTTAGAAGCTATTTCAACTTTCCGAGCAAAATTTAAAGCTATGCCAGGATGGGAGAAAGGATCTCCCAAGAGAGCAAACAACATGACCAAATACACAGCGGCGGAAGTGGCAAAAGGCAAAGCAAATATGCCAGGACACGTTAGGGCTAGTATGAACTGGAATAGATGCAGAAATATGTACGGAGACAAATACTCCATGCCCATACTAGATGGTGCAAAAGTTATCGTGTGCAAACTCAAGAACAATCCAATGGGCTATACAAGTATTGCATATCCTGTGGATGAACTGCGTATACCGGAATGGTTCAAAGAACTGCCGTTTGATGGTGATGCCATGGAAGCAAGTATACTAGATCAAAAGCTAGATAATTTAATAGGTGTGTTAGGTTGGGACGTACAAAGCACAGAGACCACGAACACATTTAATAAACTGTTTGAGTTTTAAATACCGGTATGTTAAGTATAGAAGAAATTAAATTACTCATAGAAAAATTAGAAAAGGTCAAGGCAACAGACTTCCAAGAGTTAATCGAAACACACCTCAAGATACTAAAAGACATAGAAGTATCTGTGGATGCTAACAATCAAGAAGAGATTAATCGGTTGGACAAAACAGAGGAATGGTTCGCAAGAGATTTGGAAAGAAAGAGATTAGTCCCTATCGTTGATCCTATGTTGTTCAGACTGATACAGACCAAGATATTCCAATTCTCGAGAAAGGCGTCAGCGATACCAGGGAGTGACAATTACAACAGCATGGAAATAGGACCAGGCACTGGTATGTTTTCAAAGGAATTTAGGTCATGGAGATTGAACTACTTTCTGGACATACTAGCTGATGTAGAACTTAAGATTAGACGTAGATTTAAACCAGCCGGACAGAAGAATCTAAAATTCTTCAGTGCAAGGGGAACCCAGGTTACAGATGGCTTACCGAAGGGCAGTTGTAATTTCATATTCAGTTGGGACACCTTTGTTTTCTTTACACAGAAACACATACAACAGTATATCAAAGATATCAAGAGAGTGCTAATACCGGGTGGTTATATTTTCATACAGTATGCAGATTGTCATTATGACATAGATCTACAAGAAGCAAAACGTAGTTATTGGAATTACAATACCAAAACTGTAATGACTAAAATCATCGAAGAAGAGGGATATGAGATTGTTGAAATGAATCAGTTCCGACCCGGGGCCAACTATGCCATATTCCGAAAGCCTGGTAAACAAAATCCAACTGTCGTTGATATTTCTAAAATAAAGATAGACTAAGACCTAAATATCCTATACAATAAAAACATTATGATAGACATCTTAAAAGACATCGTTAAACACACGCATGGATTGGGATTTTTAGATCTTGTCAAAATCAGTGGTAGCACTGAGGCAACTGCGATTGATTCAATGGCAGAAGACAGATCTG